AATTAGAAACAAGAATACAAACTTTAGAAAATCAATAAAACAAGTGATTATTTAACATATACTTAAACAATAAATTATAAATTATGAATATTAGTTATGAGTGGAGGATTACGGCTTTAAAACAAGCACCCACGTTAGACGGATTGTCAAATGTAATCATGCATGTAAATTTTGAATATAAAGGAACAGATGCTGACTCTGGCGAATCTGCTGTGTTTAACGGGGCATGCCCTATTAGCAAGCCTGATGCTGAAAGCTTCACGGCTCTAGCAGATCTTACTGAGGCAGATGTTATTGCTTGGGCACAAGCTAATCACCCTGTAGATCATATGAATGAAGTTATCGAAAATGAAATAAGTAAAAAAATTACACCAACAAATGTAGAAGTAACAGGAGATGATGTTTCTTGGCTGGCGACAGAAGAACCAGAAGCGGACCCTGCTGAATAACCATTAACCACAATTAAATTAAATTATTATGTCAAAAATTAAAGATGAACAGCTTGAAAAGCTACAAGGACTAGTTAACAATTTAAATCAAATCCAATCGCAGTTAGGAAGTATTGAGCTTCAGAAACACGGTTTATTACATCAATCAAGCGAATTGCAGGGTGGATTAAAAGAGTTCCAAGATGAACTTGAAAAAGAATACGGTAGAGTTTCTATCAATATTCAAGACGGAACTTACGAAGAAATAACCGAAGAAGATGAATCTGATAAGAAAGATTAGTATCGGTAGAGACTATAAAAATGAAGCTATGCATTACTCCGTAGGTCAAGAGGTCTACGGAGGGCATACTATTTGTGATATAGTTGAAGCTGAGGATAAATATAGTATATATATTAAAAAAAATAACGACGTATTGCCATGGAAGGATTTTAATAAGAACATGGGGATAGCTGTAGAATACAACCTGGAATATTAATGCGAAGTATATTTAATTTTATTATAGCCCCAAAAGAAGATAGATACAATAATAAAAAATCTATAGGCAATAAAGAATTAATATTAAATACCGAAATATCTGATCATAGATATGTAAGCAGAAACGGTGTTGTTATCGAAACACCTGTTGAAGTAAAAACAGATATTAAAAAAGGTGATGAAGTTATATTGCACCACAATGTTTTTAGAAGATGGTATGATGTGTATGGCAAAGAAAAAAATAGCAGAGGATTTTTTAAAGAAAACGAATATTTTGTAGATCCATCGCAAGTTTTTTTATATAAGCGAAACAAAGAATGGATAGCGCCAAAAGGATATTGTTTCGTAAAACCCATTGAATCAATAGACAAGTTTGACATAAATCCTGAAAGACCTTTAATAGGTATTATAAAGTTTGTTGATAAAAATCTTCATAAGAACGGTATTAAAAAAAATGATCTTGTAGGTTTTACACCGAGTAGCGAATATGAATTTGTTGTTGATGGTGAAAGAATGTACAGGGTAACAACTAATTCAATTTCTATTAAATATGAATATCAAGGAGACGAAAAGGAATATAATCCGAGCTGGCTATAAAGCTGTTGATGAACTTATATATGTTGCGGAGGAGAAAATCATAACAAATACTGAAGATGATATCTCTGCTGACAGGCTTAAGAATGCAGCTGCTACTAAAAAACTCGCTATATTCGACGCCTTTGAAATTCTAAATAGAATAGAAGAAGAGAAAGCAATACTGCTTAATAAACCTAAAGAAGAGAAAAAAGAAGCTTTTGGTGGATTTGCTGAAAAAAGATCTAAGTAATGTACGAGCAAACTTTATTTAAGGTCATTGAACCTATTAAAATAAATACGCTTAAGCGTCATAACAAAGCAAAGCGATGGAAGTACGGCTACGATAAAGAAAATGATGTTGTAGTTATTAGTAAAACAGGGCAAATTGGCGAGGTGTATAGCATACAAAATTTAAAAATTGCTTTGCCTCCTATGCCTTCCAACATTACTAAGGGCGATAATAGGTGGGTTAAATATGAGCACCCTAAGGAATTAAATAGAATAAAAACAATATTTGATTGGAAAAATTACCCTGAAGAATTTAAGGATCAATGGGAATCATATATAGATGAAGAATTTAAAAGAAGAGACGAAGGTCACTGGTTTTATAATAAGGACAACCCTACTTATATTACTGGCACTCATTACATGTACTTGCAGTGGAGTAAGATTGACGTTGGTGCTCCCGAGTTTAGAGAAGCAAATAGATTATTCTTTATCTTCTGGGAGGCTTGCAAGGCTGACAAACGATGCTACGGTATGTGTTATCTCAAAAACAGACGTTCGGGTTTTAGTTTCATGGCATCGTCAGAAACCGTTAATATGGCTACAATATCATCCGACGCGCGGTTCGGAATATTGTCCAAATCTGGTGGGGATGCAAAAAAAATGTTCACAGACAAAGTGGTACCAATATCTGTCAACTATCCATTCTTTTTCAAACCAATACAAGACGGTATGGATAGACCAAAAACCGAGCTTGCGTACAGGGTACCCGCGTCAAAGCTCACCAGAAAATCTATACAATCGGGTCAAACGCGAGAAGAACTACAGGGACTCGACACGACGATCGACTGGAAGAACACAGGGGACAACTCGTATGATGGAGAAAAACTCAAGCTCCTCGTACACGACGAATCGGGCAAATGGGAAAGACCGGACAACATCCTCAACAACTGGCGAGTTACGAAGACGACATTAAGATTAGGTAGTAGAATTATAGGCAAGTGTTTAATGGGGTCAACGTCGAACGCATTAGATAAAGGCGGTGAAAACTTTAAAAAACTATATTATGACTCAGACGTCAAAAAACGAAACGCCAATGGACAGACTCGCTCAGGATTATATTCTTTGTTCATACCTATGGAATGGAACTACGAAGGATTCATTGATTCTTTTGGAAACCCTGTCTTTGATACGCCAAAAAAACCAATTGAAGGCCCGTATGGAGATTCTATCGAGGTTGGAGTTATAGATCATTGGAATAATGAAGTTGATGGCTTAAAAGGCGACCAAGACGCCTTAAACGAACTCTACCGACAGTTTCCGCGTACAGAAGAACACGCTTTTAGAGATGAAACGCAAAACAGCATATTTAATCTTGCGAAAATATACGAACAAATAGATTACAACGACGACGTATATTCATCAGCAGGCGTGACACAAGGCAGCTTTAGTTGGGTTAATGGAATAAAAGACAGTAAAGTTATATTTACGCCAAATCCGAAGGGAAGGTTTAAAGTTAGCTGGGTTCCACCTACAAATCTTCAAAACCGCGTAATAGACAAAGGGGGGGTGTTATATCCCGGAAACGAACACATAGGCGCGTTTGGCTGTGACTCATATGACATATCAGGAACAACCGACGGGCAGGGCTCAAAAGGCGCACTTCATGGGTTAACTAAATTTAGTATGGAAGAGGCTCCGTCTAATATGTTTTTTCTTGAATATATTGCACGGCCTCAAACAGCTGAAATGTTTTTTGAAGACGTGTTAATGGCATTGCACTTTTACGGTATGCCAATACTAGCAGAAAATAATAAACCTAGATTATTGTATTATTTAAAGCGAAGAGGTTATAGAAAGTTTTCAATAAACAGACCTGATAAATCATTTAATAAATTGTCTGTTACTGAAAAAGAAATAGGTGGAATGCCTAACTCAAGTGAAGATATTAAGCAAGCTCATGCAGCTGCTATAGAGTCTTATATACAAAAATATGTAGGATTAGTAGAAGATGGAACTTACGGTCAAATGTATTTTAATGGTACACTTAATGATTGGGCTAAGTTTGATCTAAATAAAAGAACAAAGTTTGACGCCGCAATTAGTTCGGGGTTAGCTATTATGGCATGTAATAGACATTTATATGCCCCAAATCAAGAACGGCAAAAGATAAGCTTAAGTTTTAATATAGCTAAATATAAAAACGAAGGCATAAAATCAAAATTAATAAACAACTATGGCTGAATCAATTTCAAAAAGTCATTTTCCAAGTCAAACGCTTAGCGATATTGAAAAAGCTAGTCCGAAGTTCGGATTAGAAGTTGCTAGAGCTATAGAGAACGAATGGTTTAAAAGGGATTCATCAGGCAATCGTTTTTATATTAACCAAAATTCTTTTCATAAACTGCGACTGTATGCTCGTGGCGAACAATCTGTACAAAAATATAAAGATGAATTATCTATTAACGGTGATTTGTCTTATTTAAATTTAGATTGGAAACCGGTTCCTATTATACCTAAATTTGTAGATATAGTAGTTAACGGCATGGCTAATAGAAGTTATGATATAAAGGCATATTCACAAGATCCTTTTGGTGTTGAAAAAAGAACGCAATACATGGAAAGTGTTCTTAGAGACATGGAGGCTAAGGAATTAGATGCTTTTATACAGCAAGAATTTGGTGTACGCACGCAGGAAAGCAGTTTACAAGAGCTGCCAGGGTCGCAAGAAGAGTTGGATCTTCACATGCAACTTAACTACAAGGAAGCTATTGAGATTGCGGAAGAACAAGCTTTATCAGTTACTTTTGAAAAAAATAGATACGAACTTATTAGAAAGCGCTTTTATTATGATTTAGCTGTGCTAGGTATAGGTACCGTGAAAACAACATATACAAACTCTGAGGGTATTAAAGTTGAATATGTTGATCCTACTAATTTAGTTTATTCGTACACAGAGTCACCGTATTTTGAAGATATATATTATATAGGCGAAGTTAAAACAATACCTATCAATGAGCTTAAAAAAGATTTTCCTGATTTAAGTAATGAAGAACTAGAAAAATTAACATCTGGTACTTTTTCAAATTATAGAAGCTTTAATAAGTTTAATCCAAATGCTAATAAAGAAGATAAAAACACTGTTGATGTATTATATTTTAATTATAAAACTTTTCATAATGAAGTTTATAAAATAAAAAATACAGTAACAGGAGCGTCAAAAGCAATAGTTAAAGACGAAGCATTTAATCCACCCGCAGATCCTCGCGCTAGATTTGAAAGAATAGCTAGAAATATAGAGGTTCTTTACGAAGGCGTTTATGTTCCCGGAGCCAATATACTTTTAAAGTGGCAGTTATGTGAGAATATGTTGCGGCCTAAAAGTGATTCTGCAAAAGTAAGAATGAATTATTCGGTGGTTGCGCCACGTATGTATAACGGTCGTATTGAGTCTTTGGTTAGTAGAATTACTAGCTTTGCTGATATGATTCAAATAACACATTTAAAATTACAGCAGGTAATGTCACGTATGGTGCCAGACGGTGTTTATTTAGATGCAGATGGTCTTGCTGAAATTGATTTAGGTAATGGAACAAATTACAGCCCGCAAGAAGCGTTGAACATGTTTTTTCAGACCGGATCTGTAATTGGTAGGTCATTTACATCTGATGGCGATATGAATCCAGGCAAGGTGCCTATCCAAGAAATTAATTCAAATAGTGGTAGTAATAAGATAGCTTCGCTTGTAAGTACGTATAACTATTATTTGCAAATGATGCGAGACGCTACCGGGCTAAATGAAGCAAGAGACGGAACATCACCTGATCCAAAAGCATTGGTCGGTGTGCAAAAGCTTGCGGCTGCAAATAGTAACACTGCTACACGTCATATATTACAAAGTGGTTTATTCTTAACTGCAGAAACAGCTGAAAAAATATCCTTACGTATTGCTGATGTAATTGAATATTCACCGGCTAAAGAAGCGTTTATACAATCTATTGGTATTCATAATGTTGCTACCTTGTCTGAACTTACTGAGCTACATTTGCATGATTTTGGTATATTTATTGATTTAATGCCAGATGAAGAAGAGGCTCAAAAGCTTGAAAATAATATACAAGCAGCATTAAGCGGAGGGCTTATAGATTTAGAAGATGCTATTGATCTTCGCGAAATTAAAAATATTCAGCTAGCCAATCAAATGCTTAAAGTGCGTAGAAAGAAAAAGCTTGAGAACGATCAAAGAATGCAACAGCAAAATATTCAAGCACAATCGCAAGCTAACGCTCAAGCGCAACAGATGGCTGCGCAAGCTGAAGTTCAAAAGCAGCAGGCCTTAACAGCTCAAAAAGCAGAGCTTAAGCAATTAGAGTCACAACTTGAGATGCAAAGATTGGCTAATGAAGCGAAGCTTAAGAAAGATTTAATGCAGCTGGAGTTTCAAATGAATATGCAGCTTAAAGGTATAGAAGTTGAAAAAGCTAAGTCCGCTATAAAAGAAAAAGAAGACCGTAAGGACGAGCGAACAAAAATACAAGCATCACAGCAGAGTGAGCTTATTAATCAAAGAAAAAACAATTTACCGCCAAAAGTATTTGAATCTGCAGGAAACGATATACTTAGTGGTGATTTTGACTTAGGTTCTTTTGAACCCAAGTAATGTATAGTGTATAATCTTATAATATTTTATTATGTCTGAAAACGTTGAAGCAAAAGTCGTTGAAAGCGAAGAGCTGTCAATACAAGAAAAAGAAGAACTTGTGCAAGAAAAAGCAGGGGCCACCTTTGAAGATGGTATGTACAAGGTTGATTTAACTCAACCTCCTGTAGAACAAACTGAACAAACAGAAAATGCCATTCAAGAACAAGAGCCAGAGGGCAGCGTGTTACGCGAAGATGAATCGGTTGAAGAAGCAAGGGAAGAAACCCCAGTGGAACTGCAAGAAGTACGACAAGAAGAAGAAGTAAAAGAGGAAGATGGAGAGATAGTTTTGCAGGAGCTTCCAGCGGAAGAAGAGCAAGAAGAAACCATTAAAGAAGTTGAAGATCTTGCTGAAGAAGTTGAAGAAGCATTTCAAAAAGAGGAGGAAGAAGGTATAGAGCTTCCTGAAAACATTCAAAAAGTTGTTGATTTTATAAATGAAACAGGCGGATCGCTTGAAGATTATGTAGCGTTAAATAAAGACTACTCCAGCGCTGATGATCTTGCGCTGCTTAGAGAATACTATCAGCAATCAAAACCACATCTATCATCAGACGAAATTGATTTTCTTATTGAAGATAAATTTACATTTGACGAAGATGTTGACGACGAAAGAGACGTTAAAAGAAAAAAGTTAGCATTCAAAGAAGAAGTAGCAGGCGCGAAATCTAAGCTTGAAGAGCTAAAAAAC